CACTGCCAGCGCATAGCCAAACTGCTTGCCGACAGCGGCTATGTAAGAAGGAACAAAGATCGCATCGATCTGCTGAAAGATACCGGGCCCGTTCCACCACAAATCAGCCACAACCACAAAATCTTGATCGATAAAAACATCAGCCAGGGAGACAATGCATGAGCCCAACCAACGACCCACGCTGCGATATGGCCTTTGCTCCGAGATTGTGCATTATGCGTCACCGGGCTGCCGTTGTGAAAATCCAGCGCGGGTTGTCGGAGTCGGAGAAATGCGCGACTTGTCCCGCCATCATCGAATATCTGGAGGAAAGCAAAATGACCGAAAATGAGGATAGCAAAACAACCAAATGCGTAGTCTGTGGCCGCGAGGGCCTGAAGATTGCCGCCAGAGGCATGTGTAAAAAATGTTATTACCAGGCCATCCAATCTGGTGACAAGGTAAGAAATCGAACCAGGCCCGCTGTCGATAATCCCAATGTAAAAGCAGCCAGACCTGAAACAAAAACGCCTGAGACCGAGACGCAACCTTCTAATTCTGCAACAAATCTGACCCAAAACCCGTCAAATCCCTATCCATTCTCAGGTGCAGTGTTCGCAAATCCCGAGTATATAGCGGCTCTTGAACGCGAGAACAAAAATCTTCGGTTGATCAACACGACTCTTTTCGACCTTGTTGATCAGCTGAGAAAAGGGGCTGCCGCATGAACAACAAAGAACCGCTCGTCGAAAAATGCACCAGTGACAAAATCTGCACCCTGCTGCGCGATCGGTGCGAAGAGCCCACCTATTCCGGGAAAGGTTTCGTTCTCTCCTTCGTTGTGCAGCGGCAGCGCCGAACCAATGTGCTCTACGGCGTGCGCTACAAACAGGATAAGGCTGACGCTGGCGCCATGATCAACTACTGCCCATTCTGCGGCGGCTCGCCAGGACTGCATTCGATGGTGAAAAAATCATGAAATTCAGATCAGTGAAGAAATATCTCAAGAAACAGCTCCGCGCCCTGGAATGCGGTGCAAGCGACAAAGCCGGCTGCGAAATCGCCTGCTGTATCGACTGCACTGACATCTGCGGCCAGGTCTGTAGACATGCCTATCAATACAAATTGAATCACATGACCGACTGCCGCCATCTGCGCGTGCGCGAAGCCCTGCAACTCGTTGCCCGCCTGCAAAAAATCAGAAAGGAAAGCAACCGATGAACGCCTTCGAGAAAATCTGCAATCTGCAAAGTATGACAGCTGAAATCAGGGCCAGAATGATGGGCAGCCTGTTCCAGTTCGAAGACTCGCGAGACGGTCGGACTGACCTGGCTCTCGATATCGTCGCCGGCTACCTGCAGCAGGCTTCCGAAGATGCCTGCGCTATGGCCGAGGCCATGTGCGGCCGATTTACAACGCTGCATGAAATGGCGTTGCTGACCGAGCAGTCTGAGCGCAGTTTTAATGAATTTATGCGGGCTTTTGCATTATGGAAAGAACGCCTGCATTGATTCTATGCCGGCCCTGGCGGCGGAAAATTGCCGCGTCAGTCTGCCATCTCAAGCAGCTGCATGCCAGGGTCTTACTCGCCAGAGGCGAAATGCGCCACTGGATATGGAAATGTTGCGACTGCCCCACCGGGCAGGAAATTGAAAGGAGATACAAACAAATGGCCAGAACGAAAGTTGAAGTGAATCGCGAAATCCCCAAAACCCGCCAGGAACTGGTTGATCAGATTGCCGAGCTGGGCCGTCAGGAACGCCTGCGCAGCAAGATCGAAAACGAGATGAACGAAGCAATCACAAAGCTCAAAAAACGCTACGAGGAAGAAGCGGAGCCATGCAACCAGAAAATAAAGGCGATCGTCGCCGGGGTTGAGGCTTATTGCGAAGTCCATCGCGATGAGCTGACTGACGGCGGAAAAACCAAAACCGTCTCGTTACCATCAGGCACACTTTCATGGCGCAAATGCCCGCCTTCCTGCCGAATCACCAAACCAGACGAAGTCATTGCTCTGTTGAAGAAAAAGGGACTTTCACGCTTCATCAGAGTCAAGGAAGAAGTCAGCAAAGACCTGATTCTGTCTGAACCGGCAGCAGTTGCCACCCTGAAAGGCATCACCATTATCAACGAAAAAGAAGAGCTCGCCATCGAACCGTTCGAGGTGAAACTGGAGGCTGTGGCATAGCGAAACAGGGCTTCGGCCCTGTAGTCGGAACGCGATGGTTCCGGCCTGACGAGCAGTCAGCCACGAATGAGGAGCAAATATGACCGAAAGCATTCAGGACATAATCGCGAGGCTCAAAACCAAGCAGAAGGCCTGGTGGAAACACCTGGCGGGCGAAGGCTATCACGTTTGCCAATGCTGTCGTAAGCGGCCGGTAAGCAAAGACAAGGCTCTCTGCGCTTTCTGCCTCGATGCAAAGCGCAAGAATCCATGGTTTAAACCTGAACAGCCAGCGAAGCCGACCGTATCTGGCACGCCCAATCTGCGCCTGCTGCCCAAGCCAGACAAGGAGCAACCAGATGACAACAAATGACAGCCCGGAACAAAGACGCAAAGACCTGGCCATGATTCACCTGGCTAAAAAGGAACTCGGCCTCGATGACGACATGTATCGCGACATTCTGAAACAGTGCTGCGGCGTCGAATCGTCTGCCGAACTCGACCAGCCTAATCGGCGCAAGCTTCTGGCCTTTTTCCGTGGTCGCGGCTGGGGCCGGAAAGATCACCGCCAGAATCGGCCTAAAAACATGAATGTGCCCGATCGCAGCCGACTGCTGAAAAAGATTGAAGCACTTTTGACTGAAGCCCGCCGGCCCTGGTCTTATGCCGACGGGATTGCGAAAAAAATCTGCAAAGTCGATTCGCTGACGTTCTGCAAACCGGAACATCTTTCAAAGATTATTGTTGCGCTTGTGCTCGACGCAAAGCGTAACGGCCGTGCGGCCTGACTGAGAAAGGAGTCTGATTATGGGAAAGCCCGTGGTTGAATTGCCGGAGATTTGTCTTGTAATTGCTGAAAACATCGGCGCACAGCTTGAGGCTGACGGTATTTCTACCGAGCGGGCTGCTGCCATGGCCTTAAATGCCGCAAAAACCGTGATGCAGACTTTTGGCGGTGAAGACCTTTATATCCCCAAAGGCACCAGAGCTGAATTCAGTAGGCGCGATCGCGAAATAGTGGCATTGCTTCCGCATCTGAAAATGCGCGAAATCTGTGCCAGATACAACATCACCCTGCGCCGACTTTATCAGATTATCCATTCAGTTTACGACGGCGTCGAAAAACCGACTCAGCTCGATCTGTTCGGTGCCGGTGAATAATCATGTCGGTCGAAATTGAAAAGACTACCGAAGCGCGGCAATACACGGTGTTTCTCGTGGTTAACGAATATCTGTCGGCAACCTTGAGGGGCAACCGTGAAGAAATCGAAAAAGCCTGGAAGGCATTGATAAAAATGCAGGAGAGTGACAAATGACCCGCGAAGAGATTATCGCAAGATTCGAAAAATACGATTTCCGTGACTCACAGGGCCACCCCCTGATTAATTGCCTCGACTTCCAGATGCTGATCGACCAGGCAATTACTGACGCCGACCAGGTTAAACAGCTTGAGCGACATATCTGTAGAGGCAAGCCCCATGCAACACCTGATGGAAATTGAAGCCGTTCGCGACCTGGTGGCAAATGCTCCAACCCCTTCAGAGGCCGTCGAAGCCGTAGAAAATTACCTGGTCAAAAACCGCGACGCACCCGAAGCCCTTCACGCCACAGTCTGGCTTCTGGTTATCAATCAGTTTCGCTTAAAGCTTGGATTCAAGGAGAAAATATGATGCTGCCGTATGTTTGTAATGATTGTGGTTGTGAGTTTATGAGTCCGTTGCCAATAGATGCCCCATGCCCTGATTGCGGCTCTGAAAATACCGAAGTTGCTGATTGAGACAGATGATTTGACTATGAAGAAGCCGGCTTAATCGCCGGCTTTTTTTGTTGGTTTCTTTTTCTTCTTTTTCTTCGAGCCAATAAATTTTTGTGTTATAGCCGCAAGAGTTGCGTTTCCCTCGCTCTTGCCAGTCACAATGGTGGTCAGTGCTCCCCCTAGAAATGCAACAGAGAGAACTATTGCGGCGTTTTCCAGTCTGCAGTAACCAAGATAGCTTATAACCAACAACATCAAACCGCCGACAAGAGATGATTTAAGTTGTCCTGATCTGGTAATCTCGGCCTTGTCTTTTGCGGCTTTGTCTATGATTTCAAGCTCTTTGGTCTCGCTGGTTATGCGATGTTCCTGCTCTTTTTGAGCCATGTTAAATATAATGGCGGCAGCGCCGGGATGAATCTCATCGTATTTTTGTAAAATGGCAGGATGTGGAATCGGGCCGACATGAGTTTGACTCAGAACATAACCCTGCTGTGGCGGTGCTGGCGGTTTCGGCGGAGCCGGGGGCGGATGATTGTTTTGGTTTTTGCTCATTTCTCTTCTTTTTGCCCGCGCAAATGCTCTCGCTTTGTTCATCGAAAATGAGGTTCGTTTATTTCCTGCTCTTTTCGAAACTGAGCAATGGCAATTTCAAAATCTCTGCCGATGGCTTCCCAGTCGGACTTAAGCGCATCCAGATCGCTTCTTTCGTCTAATATGTCAATTACAGGATCAAAAGATTGCCCAAACAGATCAAAAGCACTGGCGGCACCCTGCCAAAAACCAAATCTAGCCAGAATCTTCGGTGTGCGTCTGAACATTTTTTATCTCCTTGACCAGAGTCTAATCCGAGCGTCATACAAAGTCAACCAAAACAGGACACATGGTTTGACTATAGCTATCGGCGCCGGTTGGTTAATACTGAAGTGCTTCACCTGTTTGCCGAGCTTCCTGATTGTTATTTTCAAGCTATCAGGAGGTGACAATATAGCAAGCAGGAAAACGTCTGACCTGCACCCAAAGCTGCAGCCGCTGGCGGATGAGTTTGTCAAACGCTGCAAGGCTGAAGGCGTAGACGCTCTGATCTACATGACCTACCGCTCGGACGCCGAGCAGGATGATCTGTATGCACTCGGGCGCACCAAGCCTGGCAAAATCGTGACCAAAGTGCCTGGCGGGCGCAGCGACCATAATCATACCGAGGACGGCAAGCCGGCGTCTCTGGCTTTCGATGCCGTGCCACAACGCCTGATCGACGGCCGGAAAGTTCCGGTCTGGAACGACCCGGCGCTGTGGGCAAAAATGGGCGAAATCGCGGCCGAAGTCGGCCTTCTGTGGGGCGGCAACTGGAAAAAGTTCGTCGATAAACCCCATTTCTACATCAAACTTTGAGGAGATAACCCATGTCTGAATATCTTACCCCGGCCAACGTGGCCATTGTGATTTCGCTGCTCACGTCGATCTACGCAATTCTGCGCACGATCGCGCCGAAAACGAAAACGACCATCGATGACGATATCGTCGCTTTTGTCGACAGAGCCCGCCCCTGGGTGCGCGATTTTTCCGGCCCGATCTGGGCGCTGGTCGAACAGATGCAGAAAGCCGGCAAGATCGACAAACTCAACAAATACGGCGAATACATGTCTATTCTGCGCGAGGCGTTCAAAGATGCTTTCGGTCGCGAACTTCCTGAGGCCCTTGAGACCGACGCCAAACTTATGGCACAGGGCTTGAGCGCCGCCGACAAACTGGCAAAGGTTGAAACCGTAAACCCTACGTCGGGCCTGGGCGCGGTGAAGTGACCGTCCAGGCTGACAGTAAAAGTGTCAGTCTTGGTCTGAAGGCAAGGCATATCTTCGCCGACCTCAAAGTCGGCAAAGGCCAGAAGCCTGAATTCCAGGTCGGCACCAGCTTCAAATTCTAAATCAGGAGAACACAACCATGGAAATCCATCAAATCATCCCAATCATCGTAACTCTTGGCCTGGCCTGGTCGGGTTTCCTGGTTGGCGTTATCCGCTGGCTGCAGAGCAAAAACGAAGAGGCGCTTTCGCGGCGCCTCGATGCCATCGAGAAAAGCATCGCCGAAATAAGGGCCGATTGGGCTGGAATGCCCAGAAGTTACGTTTTAAAAGACGACTGCCGCCGCCAGGAAGACCAGGTTCTTTCTGCCCTGGCCATGATCAACCGAAAGCTCGACGAACTCGCGAAAGAGGTTAAAAAGTAATGCTTGAAACCGACGAAATCAAACTGGCCGAAATTCAGACTGTCCGCCGGCAGATTCTGCGCCTGCTTCACGCCACAAGCACTGTCGGAGCCAATGAAAAGACGCTGCTGACTGCGCTTCAGTGCGCCGGTTACCCGGTTCTTGGTCACGAAATCAGGAAGCATCTTGAATACCTCGACAACCTCAAAGCAATCGAAATTCTCGATCGCGATCGCGCTACCTGGTCGGCCAAAATCCTTCCCTATGGCGTCGATATTGTCGAATATGCTGTCAAGGCCCCGCCGGGCATTGCAAAGGATTAAAGCATGCCAGCACGCAGCGCTGTAACAACTCTGCCGACAGAGGTTAAAGAATGGCTCGATAAATGCCTGGTTGAATCTGATTTTTCAGGTTACGAGGCGCTTTCGGCGGCTCTTGCCGAAAAGGGCTTCCAGATCAGTAAAAGCAGCCTGCACCGCTATGGCTCAGAGTTTGAAAAGTCGCTGCAGGCAATCAAGATGTCGACAGAAATGGCGAAGGCCGTAGTCGACGCCTGCCCCGATGACGCCAACAACTTTGGCGAAGCTCTGACCAGGCTGGTGCAGCAAAAGTCATTTGAAGTGCTGACCAAAATGGAAGTCGACCCGAAAAAGGTAAAGCTTACCGACATCGGCAAAATGGTCAGCGTCGTCAACAAAACCTCGATCGATATCAAGAAATACGCCGCCGAAGTTAAGGCCAGAACCATTCAGGCTGCCGAGGCGGTTGAAAAGGTCGCCAAAAAGAGCGGCCTTTCGGATGAAGCGGTTCAGATGATCCGCAGCAAAATTCTGGGAATAGCGGAATGACGGCACCAGCTGT